TCTGGAGCCGCGCGCAGGAAGCCGCTAGCCGACTGGAAGCCGCCGAGGCCCGGCTGGCCGAACTCGACCGCGCCCCTTCTACCGCTACTACTGCAGGAGAGCGACAGAGCATTGATACGCCGGAGTTTCGGGAGTTGCTGGGCAAATTGATCGAAGTCGTGCTTGGAACCGAAAAAGAGGTGCAATACGGTGCCACCCGCGCTGCCCTCATCGCCCACATCGACACTTGGGCCGCTCGCAGCGCTGGCGATGCAGTGCCGCTAATCGAAGACCTCGCAAAGTTCAACGGGGCCGGCGGCATGCAGGTGGTGAGCGGCTTCGTTGGGCGCGCGAAAGCGATCCTCGGCGCTGCTCCTGGCAATACCGCGCAGCCGACAGCATACGACACGATGGACCACGACCAGCTTAGCAAACTTGGACAGCAGCAGAAAGGAGAACACGATGGGCGTTAAAGGAAGCTGGCAGCGACCGGGCGAGGGATACGAAGACGGGCATTCCCGCATATGGGGAGAGAAGCCGAAGAAAGAGCAGTACGTGCCGCCACCACTACCGGGGCAGCAACCCAAGGACGATGCGAAGAAGGAGGATTGACATGCACAGCGATCATGAACTCATCAAACAACTGATTGAAGCACTTGGTGGCCTGACCAAGCCCGCCATCCCGGTCGAAATCGATTTGTGGGATACTGCGACAGTAGCAGCGTATCTCAAGCGAAGTGATGCGGTAGTCAGAGAGCGTATTGCCTGCCTGCCGGACTTTCCTAAGGCGATCCGCCCGCCGTCATCCAGAGCAGAACGCGGACGACCACTGTACGAGGCCAAGGAGGTGATTGCTTGGGCCAAGAAGTACAAGGACAAGAACTGAAATTAGCCGCCTCAGCGCGGCTTTTTCTTTACGCCTAAATTACGCATAGGCATTACAAGCTGTTGATTTTGCTCAGCATCTGATTCCGGTCACCGGCACCACATACCCCATCCGCATTGCCGCACTTTAAGCAACTCTTCAATAGAAATCAATGACTTAAGCTCAATCTGCAGAGCCCGCCAATACGACTGCGAGCCTCTGTAAACCACTCTTTTTACGCTTGAGTTACGCCATTTTTACGCCATAATTACGCCACTAGGGAAACAAGGGGCGTTGCATGGCATCTATAGCCAAGAGAGAAGGTGGTTGGCGGGCTCAGATCGCAGTCTTAGGCGTACGTGAGTCAAAGACGTTCGCCACCAAGGCCGAGGCGGTTAGCTGGGCGGCCAAGCGAGAGACCGAAATCAGGGAAGGCGCAAGTGCCGGCGTGCAGAGGTGGCGTACTCTCGATGACGCTTTCGCCCGCTATGAAAAAGAAGTGTCCGCCAATAAGAAGGGACACAGGCATGAAGTCTTGCGTATGAGCGCAATCGGCAGGACGGAAATCGAGGGCGTTGCGCTCAAAGATATGCGCTTAGTGGACATAACGCCTGATGTCATCGGCAAGTGGCGAGACCACCGGCTTAACGTTGACAAAGTGCTAGGCTCGTCCGTTAATCGCGATCTGAATCTACTATCCCACGTTTTCTCGTCGGCTGCACGCGAGTGGAAGTGGATCGCCAAGTCACCCACCACGGATGTGCGCAGGCCCAAAGACCCGCCGCCAAGGGACCATCTTTACACGGATGACGAAGTAGAGAGGATCTGTCTAGCGCTCGGTTTCAACATAGACCAGACGATTCCAGTCGCCACCACTTCCCAGCGGGCAGCAGTCGCTTTCCTATTCGCCATCGAGACGGCAATGCGAGCTGGCGAGATTTGCGGCCTGAAGAAAGCTAGCATCACTGGCAGAGTGGCGAAGCTGAAAGACACGAAGAACGGAACGAGCCGGGATGTGCCGCTGTCGAAGCGCGCCCTTGAACTTCTGAGCCTGCTACCAGAAGTTGCGGCCGATGAGCCACTGTTCGGCCTGACACCGGGAAGGCTAGACGCCCTCTTCCGCAAGGCCAAAACGCGAGCGGTGATTGAGGAAGGCACTTTCCACGACTCCCGCCACCTTGCGATTACCCGCCTAGCCAAAAAATTTAAGAGCGTTCTCGACCTGGCGCGCATGACAGGACATAGAGACTTGCGCAAGCTCCAGATCTACTACAACGAGACAGCAGAGGAAATGGCTAAGCATCTGGACTGATATCGCGGCTAGATTTGGAGCGTTTCCGGCATTGCTCCCGCTCGGCTCGGTCCTTGATTTTGGCGTCCTCAACCGATTGCCATTGCATGTTCGCTGCATCATCAGCACCGCCGGCACACAAGGGGATGATGTGATCGACCACGTAGCCAGGACAGCGCCTCTCGGGCTTCTCAGTCGCTGGGCATGGCACAATGGCGCGGAAAGTGCGAACGGCTTTCGGATCGCGCTTGATGTGCTCGCCAGCGTTGGCAGGAAGTGCGAGGATGAGGAGGCAGATGAGTAATCTCATCCGGAAATTGTACAGCTCATGCAGCAGCTTTTTCAGAGTATTTCTCGTTGATCCAGCTGAGCGGCACCGCCATTTCGTCAAACTGCCCATCTTCGACGTTGTGCAGCATGATGACGCCGTGCCAATGCTTATTCCCCTGCGGGTTCAGGTAATCCTCGTGATGTTCGTAGCAGGAGCCCGCAATGATGGAAGTAATGCGCTTTCCATCGGCACGGTACGCCGAAACGATCTGCCGTCCCTGTTGATGCCCCGCCACGCAGCTCATCATTTTCTTACTCAGTTGGGCCTGAGCCGTTGAGGCTGGCCTGCCCATGGCTCCGGTGCAAAAATAGTGACTAAACGCAACGCCACCAATTACCACTACCTCCAGGAACGGATACACCTCCCACCCGTATTCGGCGTATTTCAGGTCATCCGTGGAAATGGTGCCGTCGAGGATGGGATCATTGCTGATGGCTCGATTAATGCGGTCCTCGTGATTACCGAGGGTGAGCACCATGCGCGGACGGTACAGGGCTTTCTTGTTCCGTAAGCGCATCTCGTTGTACTCGCGCATTGGGCCGAGTAGGGCTTCCATGGCATCGTGAGCGGCTTTCACGTCCAGGCGGTAGCGGCGGCCCTCGAACGACTTCTTACCCTTGTCGTAGCTAGACAGGCTAGCGCAGTCCGCGAAGTCGCCGGCATGCACGATGACATCGGGCTTCTTGTCTACGATGTAGTGGCCGATGCGGCGCAGGAATGAAAAGTCGTCGCCAGGACGGGCCTGAGTGTCAGGAATAAAGAGGATCTTCATTTAGCCTTTTCTTCAGTCGGAAATGCTGTGCCTAGTGTTGCTGCGTCATTAGCGTGTCCTTGAGCTGCTTGTCCCATCGCTCGATATTCGTCTTTACACTCTGCAAATAGGGTTGCGAGGGTTGAGGCGTAAGCTCGGGAGGCTTCGGCGGAAGCGCTGGGCAGGCGCTCGCGTAGGGTTGCGATGGTGTCGCGCAGGCTGCTAGAAGACACGGCAGCAGCAGTAGCGGCAGTTTGGAGAGCCTGTGCATTCTTCGCTCCTTGGTTGATTGCGTCATTGAAGCGGGCTTGCCAATCGCGCTCCTTCTTTGCGGCGTCTTCCTTAGCTGCCGCAAGCTGCTTCTCATACTCGGTGCGCACCTCTGCCCTACCAATATCTCGCTCATGCTCCAGAAACTGATGCGCGCCATAGACTGCGCCGACCGCCAAGGCGCCGAATACGGCAATTTCTGCGGCCAGCTTGTAAGGGGCGAGCGCCTGGATCATTTGGCCGGGTCGGGGAAGATCATCTTCAACACAGCAGAGATCAGGCCGCCCAAGCCTGCAGCCTGCCCCCAATCCATACCAGCGCCGAACTTGGCACCAGTCAGGGCCACGAGGAAGCCAATGCCCTGCCAGGTCGATGGCTCGGATAACCGGGCCGCAGTGAACTCCAGCGCGCTACGGATGCGTTCTTTCATCAGCCCTCCTTGATAACTTTGATAAGGCGTTCGGCTCGGTCGCCAACCTGCCCATACCACTTGCTGTTCTTAAACTCTGAGGCGGCTGCGTCCCAACGGCCAGCCTCCAGCAAAGCAAGCGCGTTTTTAAAAGTCAGCAGGCGTGGAACACCCATGTTGAAAGCCATGTTCAGCAGCGCATCCTGGCGGTTGTCGCTCATCTTCGACCACCACGGCAGCGCCCGGTCTAGCTCACGGATCGTGCCGCGCACGTCGTTGTTGCAGAGCATGTAAGCTTCTGCGCCAGAGATACCGTTATCGGTGAGGTTCCTTCCTATGCCGATGGTCAGTTTCCCAATCAGCCGATCACCGGGGCGCAGCTCCTTGCCCGTAGCGTCATCGTAGGGCTTGAGGCGCAAAGCCTCGTCAGCCTGTAGCTGGCCCGTCACGTGTTCAAGGTTCATTCGCCACCCCGCTTCTTACGCAGGTAGTCGCGCATCTGCAGGCAAAGCCAGATGATGGACAACATCGAGGCAACGAAGGCCGCTATAGGCTGGAGCAGGCCGCAAAGCGATGCTGCCGCAGCGGTGTAGGCAGCAGCATCGGTTACGGTCTTGGCATGGTCTACCATCGTAGGCCTCTCGGTTAGTGGTTTCATATGAGGAAACCCATGGGTTGCTAATAAATCAGTGCTACACTGGCAAGATGCACATAGATCCGATTCAGCTTGGCTGGCTTCTTGCCATGGTCATCAACTACTGGTTATGGTCGCGTAAGAAGTAGGCGCTTTCGACGCTCCTCTTCCGTTTCCGGCTGAGCTAGGACAGCAGGAGACACGCCAAGTGCACCACCACCAAGCAGTGACACCGGAGCACGTGGCGCAGTCACGAGCGCGCGCGGAGCATCCAGGCTATTTGCCGACTTCATGCCGATAGCAATGTTCTGCGCCGGCTCGGCTAGAAGCCTGCCAAACGGAACTTTCGACAGCAACGAGCTGTTACCAACTCGGTCAAGGATGTTCGCCATCGCAGTAGGCGCAGTGTTTGAGTTGTTCACTGCCGACCCGACAGGCTGGAACTGCTCATAGCTAGCGACGCGCCCGATTGCCTTGAGTTGGTCGATTTCCTGCTGACTGAAGAACAGTTTCAGCTTGCGATCCCCAACTGCTTGCAGTGCCTTGTTGTAGGCCGACTGGCTGAAGTTGCCTACCTCGTCAGCAGCGCCGTTCAGCGCTTTTTGTTTGAGGAAGCTAGTGATCTGTGTCTTGACGGCATCCATCGCCTCGGGTGAGGTCTTGATGGAGTTCTTCAGCATCGCCACGTCCATCACGTTGGACTTTGCGCCGCTGCCGATGATGAACTGCTGCACGAACTTGTCCGGCTCGATACCGTCACGCACAGCCTGAAGGGCTGGGGTCTTTTCTACGACGCCCATCCAGCGACGGTTGACCATGCGTGCTTTGTTGAAGGCGTTGATAGCCTCTCGGCCGATTTCCTGCCCCGGCATCAGCGGCGTGTCGTCCAGAGCGGAGCGCACCAAGCCAAGCGCCTTACGCTCTGCTGCATCACTGCTTGCACGCTGAAGATCGCCAATGCGCGTTTTGAACTGCTCGGCTACGTCGACAGTCAGCGGCATTTCACCAGTGGCGGCCTTATTGAGCAGGTTTCGAACGTCGCCAGGCAACTTGCCGCCCAATAGAGCTTCGTCAAGCAGGTTGTTAGCCTGCTGAGTGAAGGCATGCGGGTCCAATGCGGCGGCGCGTCCGTTAGCTGCGCGGGCCTGATCGTAGAACGAGCCGATGATGTCTTTTGCGCGGGCATCACGAGCACCGAGAGCGCCCATGATCTTGCTGCCGCCAGCGATAGCGTCGTCTGCCGTTGCTCCGCCAAGCGCATTTACACCATCAATCAGCACCGAATTGTTCCCGTAGCGAGTACGAGCGAGCTGCTGCGCGGCCACGTCCTTGCTGTTCGCCCCGAGCTTCGAAAGGTTCTCTTGCTGCGTGATGGCTACAGGGTCTTGCGTGATCTTCGCAGCGGTCGGAGTTGCGCCCACAAGCCGGTAATCAGCCAGGCGCCGCACCGCATCAGGCGATAGCCGGTCACCCATCTGATATGCCTTCGCCACGTCGGCACGAATGCTGCGCGCCACATCGGCGGGAAGATCCGCGAGCCGCATGCCAGAGTCTTGCAGTGCACTGTTAATAGTGATTTCGATCTGCTGCGGCGATGCTGCGGAAGCGCCTGACACGCGCTGCGCAATGCCTCGTGCGGCCTGCACGCCACGCGATGCGGCATTGACCGTCGCAGGAGCCGCCAAACCGGCCGCCAACGAGGCAACCATTTGCGAAGTATTATCGCCACCAGTCTCGCGCGTGTAGCCGCCTGCTGCGCCAGCCGCACCCGCAGAAGCAAGCTGTTGCACCGGGTTGGCCGCGAGCATTCTACCCACCCCTTGTGCCACGCCAGTTGTGTTCTTTGCGATGGCTGCACCAGCGCCGATTGGGACAATGCCCCCGGCAAGCATGCGGGCTGCGTCACCGACGACACGCTCAGTGGAGGTCTGAGGCTGCGGCAATCCAAGCGCATTCGCCAGCACCTGGCCCGACCGTCCTTCGATAGCTGGCCGTGCATTTGCTTCGGTGATAACGTCGGCTACGCCTCGCTGCTTATTCGGAAGGATGGCATTCAAGCCTGCGCGAATCGGGCTTGAGAGCGTATCGAGCATATCGCCGACGCCTTCGATACCGTAACGCGCAGTCAGACCCAGTTGACGCGGCGCTGCGCTGATAGCATCATTCAGTTGCTGGCCGAACGGCTTCGCCTTCGCTGGCGGCGGCGCATCGTCAGGCAGTAGCGTATAAGCCCCTTTAGCCGGCTTACCTTCTTCGTCGAGAAGCGTGTAGCCCATCGTTACTCCTTCACCCACTTGCCGCCAACAGAGCGGTAGATCGTGCCGTTATCAGCCCTCATGCGCTTGCCGTCGTACTGCGATGCGGGTGGCAACATGGCGAATTTCGTACCATCGCTGGAAGCACCGGCATTGGTGCCAAGTTTGGCCGCACCAGGGCCTGCCTGCAGAGTCATCCCCTCAATGGCAGTACGGCGGTTGGCCGCTTTTTGCTTAATCGCCTCGTCGCTATCGCCTGGTTGCGGGAAGTATTGCTTGCGCGCGCTGTCGAACTCGCCAGGGCTGATCGATGCGCCGGACTCTTGACGAAGAACAGCGTTGATGAAATCGCGCTGTGCCTGCTCGACTTTTTGTTGCGCCGGACTTTGAGTCCAGTTAGTGGCACTGCCGAGGGTGTTCGAAAGCGTGCCGCCGAGAGACTCAGTTCCCAGACCAAGAACATTGCCGAGCCCCTCAGCAAACCGCTTAGTGCTGCCAGAGTTGAGGACAGGCTCCTTGCCGGACGCAAGCGAATTGAGCACTTGGTCAGCCTTGTCCATACGCGTAGCGAACAGGGCGGCTTTGCCCTGCGACTCGGTCAGCGGCTTATCCTTGCTGAAGCCGGTCAGTGCCTGAAATGCGCCATTTGGGTTATCTTTTGTCGGTGCGTAGACGAATCCGCCCGCATCAGCGTTGAAGGTCGGCTTGCTGAACTGCATCCGCTCGCGCGCGTCATTCATGTTCTGGCCGCGCATAGTGATGTTTCCGCTGTACACCGTGTTCGGGTCCACCGTGTTGGTCAGAGATCGTACCGTCGAGCCCGTATAGGCGTTCACGAGATCCGTCATGCCACCTCGGTTGACCTTCTCCAGCTTTTCCGCAACTTGCAGCGGGACCGGCTGGCCGCTCGTGCCATCCTCGAAGTACGGCGCGTACATGATCTTGCCGTCCTGTTCGACCTTCTGCCAATCCTTCACCTTCGGCATGACCTTCAGCGCCGAATCTTCCTCGGCTTGGGCTTCCGGCGCATACCCCTTAGAGCGAAGGTGCTGCGCGTACCCCAAGCGAGCCAGCGACATCGACAAGCGGTCCACGCCGCCGCCTTGGCCCATCGGCTGAGCGCTTTGTGCCTGCGGCTGAGCTGGCGACATGTCCATGCCAGCCAACGAGCCTCTAAACATCTGCTCTGCGGTATGACCACCAGGGAACGAAGGGGTAGGCGCAACACCGCCCTGCCAATATTCAGATGCAACCTTCGTCAGATCTTGCGCACGCTGTCGCTGTGCTTCCTGATTCTTCAGGTCACTTTCCATGTCCTGAAGGCGCATATTGTTAATCTTCAGATTCTGGCCGTAAGCCTGATTCATCAGCGCCTGTCGCTGGCCGTCCTGATATCCGCCGACGCCCGCAGCAGCGACTTGACCGAGCGAACGCGGCATGAGCGATGGACCAGAAGCATTGAGAATGCCCGCAGCAGCAGCGAGCAGGCCTTGAGTTTGCGGATTATCACCGCCGAATAGGTCGAGTAGTCCCGGCATGATTTTCCTTTACAGAGAACTTCCCAGGCCAAAGGATTTAAAGAGGCTGTCGCCGACTTTCCCGTCGAACAGGCCGGAGATTGCGCTGTTGATGCCACTGCCATTGCTTCCGCCGGTCAGCATGCCGCCCATCAAAGCACCGCCAAGAGCATTGCCTGCTTGGTTCTGATACAGCGGCTGCGAGCTGGTCGAGGACGAGTTAGCACCGAGGTACGGAGCCAGCAGGCCGTTTACCTGCGTTGCGCGGTTGATGCCGTAGTTGTCCGCGTTGGTCGCGGCGCCGTAAGCCGAGCCAGACAGGCCGCTCAGCAGGCCTGCGCCGCCCAGTGCGGCAGAATTATTCAGCTGGTTCTGCTGCATCTGCAGCCCAGCGTTGAACTGGTTGGCGTTCTGCACTTGGGACGCGGCGAACTGGCTGGCATTGTTGCCGGCCTGCTGGTTGGCGAACTGCGACGCCTGGCCGAGCGCCGCATTCTGACCTGCAACACCGTACTGCTGGGCACCGAGGCCCTGCGTTGCCGCCAGTGCGCGGTCTTGGCCCTGCTGGTACGCCTGCGCCTGCTGAGCGGTCGTGTTCGCGCTGTTCGCCATGCCGAGGGTCGTGTTCGAGTCGGTGAGCTGCTTCGTGAAGTCGCTGATCGCGTTGCCCTCGGCGACACCTTGGCGCGAGCCGCCGTACTGACCGGCCAGCACGCTATTGCTGCGGATGCTCGGCATCACGTTGCGCAACAGGTTGTCCGTCATGTTGGACTGGTTCTTCTGGAACGACTGGTTCGTCAGGTTGACTGCGCTTTGCAGCGACTTGTCGAGCGCTGCCGTGTTGCCGCCGTTCAGCAGGTTCTGGTAGGAACCGGTCAGGTCGATATTGTTCTGCTTCGGCGCGTCTACTCCCACGTACTTATTCCACAGCACGTCTGGGACGCCGACACCGCCGCCTGCGTTCGGCGCGGCCTTCCCATCCATCAGGCCAGTAGCAGCATTTCGGATCGCCCCCATATCGGACGAGCCATAATTGCTCAGGTAGTCACCGGCAATCTTGCCGTAGCCCTGCAGGGCCTGCGATTGCGGCTGGTCCAGATAGGACTGGTACTTGCCGATCAGACCCTGCGAGCCGTCTTTGCCCCACAACGTGGCGTCCATGCGAGGGTCGATCTGCTGCTGGCTCGTGGCGGTAAGTGATTTAGGTTGGCCGCTGCCACCGATAAGGCCACCGACCGCACCGCCAATTGCGCCACCGATACCAGGGGCGATGATGTTGCCGACGATGGGCGCCGCAATTCCTGCAAGGCTACTCAAAAGTCCCATTTGGGCTCCTTTCCTGTTAGCTATATTTTATTCGATAACTCAGCAGCAAGGCCGAATTTACTGCGGTAAATTTGCATATAGACCGTCTAACCGAGATATCGCCACGCGGTTCCGTCGTATCTATACAAACCGGCGCCGCTGCCTGGATTCCACTGGGTTCCGTCCGCGTATCGCCTCATCCCCTGACGAGGCTTTGGCGGAGGCGCGTACACCACAGGATCGAAACCATCGGCAAGTGCGTCGTAAGCGGCCTTGATTTTGTTTACCTCCTCCTGCAGCCATCGCGGAAGTTGCGCCGGGTCGCTCGGCGGGGCTGAGGGCTGGTAGGCGAATGTGCTGCTGTTGGTTGGGCGCATGCTTAGTACTCCCCTGCGTCTTCAACAACCATGTCGAAGCTATCCAGGCGCCACGAGAACGCGGTTCCGGTCTGGAATCGAATGGCTAGGTAGCGGCCCGATACGAAGCCGTCGCAACGCAGAGTCGAGCCAATGGTGTAGGTCATCGGGTCCAGCCATACAGGGTCGTCGCCGGGATTTTCAGCCCAACCGAGCCGCACTAGCACTGTGCCGCCCTGGTTGCCGGTGATGCGCGGCACCACGCCCGTAATCATCTTGATACGCTCGGGCGCGTCGAAGTGCAGGCCAGTGCGCTCAAGGTAGGCGTCCGGCAGCGCGCCGTCGAACGATGCCGAGGCGTCCAGCAGGTATAGCTTGTTGTCTGCGCTGCCCATCATCACGCGCGTGCGGTCTGGCGTGAAGTCAGGGCCGTTCCACGCGGTCAGGTCCGAATCCCACGGCGCCGAGTCCTGCGACCACGACCCGGACAGGCTGTTGTCCACCGGGCCGAATGCTGCGTGCGTGACGTTCGGCAGGCTGCGGAAGCTCACCGTGCCATCGACGTAGTTATAGACGAGCGCCGTATCGCACCACGTCGCGCCGATGCTCGGGTAGCAAACCATGATCTCGTTGAGGAACGGGTTCTTGACGCAGAACGCTAGGCCCTTGTTGGCCGTGTCCAGGTTCTGGAAGAAGTACCGGCGTGCCTTCTTGTCCAGCACCGATTGCGCACTGAAGCCGTCATGGATCACGATGTCGGAGCCGGTCACCGCCAGGTGCGCGGTACCGAAGCCTGCCTCAAACTCGACGGCGCAATTCATGTTCAACAGCCCGCTCATGCCCGACACCTTGCGCGGCTTCAGGATGAACTGACCGCCGATGTAGTCGATCGCATACGTGCTCGACTCCTTGTAGACGATGAGCGAATCCTTCAGGCCAAGGCCATCGACAATCGGGTCTTGCCCCTCGGCCAAGTCGAATTCGCCCGCGTCCTGTGTCCGGTCGTTCTCGTCCCAAGTAGAGGGCAGCGCGCCGGCCACGGCCAGATTCGACCACTTGACCATGTACGGCAGGTTCATGCCCGCCTTTGTCACGTTCAGCGCGATCATCATGTTTTTGTACTGCCTCAAGACCTTGCACGAGGTGCTCACCGGCCACGCAGGGAGGTCGGCAAACCTGTGCGTCAGGTTCTGGTCCCAGTACATCGGCGCTTTGCCGTCACCAGCGTTCAGCACTGGCACGCCACCGAATACGAAGCCACTCCAGGCATTGACGGTTCCGGTGCGCGGCGTTACGTGTGTCAGGTCGGTGTGCACGCTGCTGCCGCTGGCGTTGGTGACGGCGGCCACCTTGCCGGCGGTCGCATACAGCCAGTAGCGTGAGCCAGCGACGTTCACCTGTAGTAGGTACTGCGGTGCTTCCAGCGGCGCGCCGTAGACTTGGCCCTGACCGAAGAACTGGAGCGCGGCGCCATCGAGGAAGCGCACATTCTTCGCACCAGACCACGCGCCCAGTGGCAGCTCGTATGCTGGGCGGTCCTTGATGACGCCGATTGCGCCAGCATTCGGAACTGAGACTTTCGGCATTAAGGCACCTCGTAGGGCTCGATGTCACCCCAAATGATTTCCTCAGCACGACCGACGCCTAGAACGCCAATCGCTTCGAGCTGGTGGAGCCCCGCCTGTACGGCAGGGTTGTTCATATCGGCATACGCACTCGCGGCCAGATCCTTCTCCAGCACGCGCACGGCGGCGGCGGCCAGGCGCACATCCTGCGTCGCGGTCGGGTCGTCCACCTGCGCCATCTCGAAGGCGATTTTCTCGTCCAGCGTGAAGCGGTTGCGGAAGGCCGGCTTCGTGATGTGGCGGATCGAGTTAACCTTGAAGTCGTGGATCTCCTGCGCGGTCCAGTCGCGGACGGTGCGAACTAGAGTCACCTCCAGCGCGCCGGGTTCGTGCGACAACATCCCATCACCGTCATAGCTCTGATAGCGCTGGAGTGGCGGTGAGCGGTCCACGATGGGATACCAGCGGCGCCCTTCAGCGATGAAATCGAACTGCGTCATCACCGACTCATCACCGAGCTGCTGGACGGTCAGACCATACAAGTTATCGAGCACCGGATCGCGCGAGATCACGCCATCCTTGACCATCGCGAGGTTGCTGTAATCGGGCATTTTCTTTTTTCCTTAACTCGGGCCAACATCAGTAGAAGGAAAGGCGCGATCAGGGCCCCATACAATGCGGACACAACCGCCCGCACCGGGTGAGGCAGCGCCGGACAAGCCGTTGTAGCCGCCGCCGCCAGCACCAAATAGGCCGGGCACTCCGGGCGCGGAAGAGGTAGTAGCAGTTCCATCCTGCCCGCCCGAGCCTCCGCCCCCGCCTGTGGAGGAGGTCCCCGCAGCACCAGAACTGCCAGCACCAAAGACACCCGTGCCACCACTTCCATGTCCATTTCCAGAGGATGCTGGGTTGATCCCGCCGGACCCTCCGCCGCCGCCGTTACCAGGATTCCCGCCTGCGTTCGTAGTTCCCGCGACGCCTGCGCCGCCGCTTGCACTGTAGCCTCCAGCGGCCCCGCCGCTTGCGCTGACGTTGGAGCCTGCAAACCTCGCGCCGCTTCCACCGAACCCACCAGTACCAGCTAAAACGGATCCGCCATTTGCAGTGATGCCGGCGGCACCTGCGTTACCGCCTCCCGCTGCGCAAGTCGCTATGCTGGCGAAATAGCTATCCCCGCCTGCGGTCGCTGAGGTGGTGCTACCACGTCCTGGTGCGCCAACAACAACAGTGATTTGCTGACCGGGAACCACCGGAATATTGTTAGCCCATGCGAGCGCACCGCCAGCGCCGCTGGAGGTCTCTACGGTGCCCGAGTAGTAGCATCCGCCGCCTGCTCCGATAGCCACTGCATGCACTACATCAGCAGGGAAGTCGTCGGGAACGGTCCAGATGTATGTGCCGGGAATGGCCCATGTGATTTCGCCTCGGCTGTTGCCCCTACGCGGCAAGCCTGGAATGCCGCCACCGATAGCTGGCGTTCCCTGTGTTCCGTATGGGTATGCCATGATCAGAAGTCCGTGTATTCGGCGCGGAAGACAATGCCGGAAGCCAGGGCCACCTGAGTGCCGACATACAGCTTGTCGCCCGCGCCGAGACGCAGCGGACGGGATTCGCTGTAGTTGGCGAAGATGGTTTCGTTAATACCCGAGCCAGTGGCAACCGTTTGGATCGGCATGGTTTCCGAGTCGATGAGACGCAGGGTTGTGCCGCCGTCATTGCTAAGGAACAGGCACAGGCTCGATGCGGAGACCGTGGCGCGCGGCAGGGCCATCAAGCGGGTCAGGATCGAACCATTCGCGCCTGCCGTCATCAGAAGTACGGCGCCGGTTGGCGAATCGGTGGTGATGTTGGATAACGCGAGCGCGGCGACCGCACTTGCAGTTTTCGGGATCTGCGCGAAGGCAGCGATATTGGTCATTGCCATGTTGGCTCCTTAGAAAGAAAGTGCAATTGCTTGTGCCTGCGCGAGGCGTTCGGCGTCATTGAAGATGTCGCTACGCTTCCAAGAAGCAGAGCCATTCACCGTTGTTAGCGCGTACGACAGCGGTCCGCCCGGCTGCGCTGGCAATGCCGCGTTGAACGCTGTCTGAATCACAAAGTCCTTGCTCGCTACTTGGTCGTGCGCGATGGGCATCGGGCCAGTGAAGGCCGGGAACGTGATCTTGAGGATCGACTTGATCAGCCGCAGGTGGTCGTCGCCTTCCGACTTGGGATCGGTCGGGCCGGGCTTCTGCGGATCGAGGTCACCGATGGAGGTGCCGGTTTCAACGGTCATGATGTGTCCTTATGGGGTCGTGGTATCGGGACGAATGGCGAGCGAGCTAGCCACGTTGCTATCGGTGCCGTTGACTAGCGAGAGCGCGTTTTGATACTTCTGCTCCCACACTTGCAACGCTGCGGTGTCCTTGGTGTACATGCAGACTTCGCACATGGTTGCGGCGAGGTACAGGCTCGGATGAGCGACAATCAGCCAGTTCTGGCCGGTCGGGGCTTCAGTGAGGGTGGGCAGCGTGGAGCGCAGTGCTACCTTCAGGTCGTATGCCGCATCGGGCGTCGGACCGAGATAGATGTCATCACCGATCACGGTGTAGTTGCGCGGTTGGCCTTGCGTGCTGCCGTAGCGGGCATTGAACACGCCAACACTCATGTAATCGATGCTGCCCTGTCCGTCGATGGAGATCGACAGCACATCGGTGACGCCGTCGGGCAAAGCGATGGTGAGCAAGCCGGGGACTGCGGCCAGCGTGACAAGCGACTCTTGCAGGCGATTGTCAACGTCCAGGTTGAGGCGATCTTCGGCCAGCGTTACGAAGTCGGCCACCTTCGCCGCAATGTCCGTGCGGTGCACGAAGCTTGCAACGGCGCCTTGCAGCCAGGTGTAATCTTTTGTTGCCATTTTTTCTCCAGCGCCGTCACGGCGTTAAGAGGGTTAGTACGTCTTACAGCTTGCCCTTCCAGATGCGGAATACCGAGTTATCGGGATTCTCGACCACAGCCTT